CTGCCCACCGCCTCGGTAATCGGGTTTCTTATTAAAGCAGGTGGGATCGCATATCCTTTTTATCTGTGGATTCACAATCCCGCCTTCCTTAACATCAAACCCCATCGCCTGCTCTCGTTTAATTATCCCCATTCCTATTTCAGTATCCGCAAGCCTCAATCCCTGATCCGGGGTCCCGTTCCACCCGTACCATTCGTTGAAATGGTACTTACGGCCATCGGAATCAATCCACCACCACTGAATCGAGAACGGCTTCCCAAACCCCCAATCGAACGTCATGTAAATCGGCACGCCCTTCGGAACCGGCATCGAAGGAATCACGTGGTAGTTTCTCGACCATTCCTGAAACGCCTGCCCTACAAAAACATCCCAACTACCGTCCTTAAACGCGCCCCTCAAATGAGGAGGTAGAGTCCCTAACATCTGCCAATATGCCGCATCCAAATAAGGATTGTCCTCCGCTTTACTCGGAACGTAAGCAAACATCCCCCGGTAATCAATAGGCTTTATAAATTCAATCGGGAAATTCTTGTCCATCCAGAGGGCTTTGGTAAAGTTGTGCCCAATACCCCCAGGGTTCGTCGCGCCAATAAACGGACATTCCTCATCCTTCAAACCCGGCCACCTTAAACGCATACGAAGAAACGTGAACGTGTCAACATCGTTCTTGGTCAGTTCGTCCACCCCTATAGCGGCAAATTCTGCACTTTGGTATTTGCTCGGGTCGTCCAGATTCCTAAAGCAAAGTATACCCCCGCCGTAATCCTTATCCAATATGAAGCTCCTTCCGTAGTCCTTATGGTCACTGAAAGACTTTCCCAACCACTGCGGAAACTCCTGACCTATCTTCGAAAGCTGTCTGTCCTTCAAGCTCGGGTAGTCCTCACAAGCCAGCATCACCGCAACATTCTTCAGTCCACGCAGTTGGAACCACATCATCAATAACCTAACTAAAGCCCACCGGAGGAAATAACTTTTGCCTCCGCCTAACGCCCCGCCGTACAAAAGAAACTTTACGGGACTCCTGGGGGGAATCTCAAATACCCTGTCTAAATGCCGCACCGCCTCCATCTGTCTCTCAGTGAACTTCGCCACATCACCGTCAAAATCAAACCGCGGCTGCTCCTTGACAGTCTCTTTCGGCAGAAATCTCTTGTGTCCAGGCTTAAAAGCCATCTATACCCTCTGCCACTCCGGCCCAAGTTTATACGGACTCCTTACACTCTTCTCCGAAACCGCGTATCGCTCCATACTCTTTTCCAGAAACGCCACCCGCACAGTCAACTTCTTAATCTGTAAATCCCTGTCCAAACATCCGGCACAAGGTGTGACAATCTGGGGTGTGACAAATCCCGAAGCAGGTGTGACAGATTTAAGGGGTGTGACAGAGTCGGGTGTGACAACTTTAACCCTTTCTGGGTGGGGTGTGACACTTTCCATCCCCGGTGTGACAAGCTTCTTGCGCGCACGCAACTCCCGCCGGTACAAAGTCATCTCCTCCTTACTCCTAACCCTCATAACTAACCCCCAAACCTCGCACAGGCATAGAAGGACTGTCCATACTCGTCTCAAGATAACTCGAACAAGCAGGATGATCCATAGAAAAAAATACCCCAGAACCCCTAAAACACGATAGCTTGGCGGGGTTATCTAAAACAGCGCGTAGCTTGGGCTGTCGATCTATATAGAGGGACCCGCCCGAAGTGAAAAGAAGCATCGCCCCCTGCCTATCCCCTTGATAAAAGGATGCTTATTAGTTTGAAGCCGATCAGTCACTCTCTCTCACCCCTACCGTCCCTGGCTGTCATAGCTGCTATCATGTCGCGTTGTCCTATAAGTATTATTATGTCAACTATGTGTAATAATGCTATGTTACACTACGTCAATCACGGGTTGTGGTTGAGTAATGGGGTTATCCACAGGGTTATGAACATTTACCTGGCCATTGACCTGGATCAGGACAAGGGGTTTGCTGGATGAATCGGAAAGCCCACGTTCTATCCTCATCTTATCATAAGCTATGCCGTACGCAGCAAGGCGTTGCATAAGATTTGCCTTTTTGATGTCGTCATCGGTGATACTGGAGATTATCCGTTGCTGAACTGCGTCCAGTATATCGGCTCTATGCATCTGGTAGGATTCTACGAGACCGTAGTCTACTCCGTACCTTGTTAGCGCCTTAGATACAGTAGAGTGATCGGTATCTGTTAACTTTGCTATTTTACGTGTTGACAGGGTGGGATTTTCTGCTTTTGCGGCCAGGATTTTGACTTGTGTTGGGGTGGGTATATGTGTTGATTGTGTTGATGATCGTTTGCCCTTGACTTGATTTGAGGTATTGGTGGCCGGATCCTGCATGGTTTGTCCTCTCAATTAATGCGTCATATATATTAGCCGTTTGATATTGTCAAGCTTTTTCGGTCGGCGGTTTTCCAACTGATTGGATGTTGGGTTTTTTACACACCGGCAAGGCAAATTTTATACACCCCCTTTCTTTTATAAACTCAAGCGGTTAGCTTAATAGTGGTGAAATGACGTATATATTATCGATACACTTGGGTTATTTATCCGCCGGTATACCTTATCACCTTTAATCTTTTATCGCCTTGTATATCATGGACTTGCAGCTATCTTGCATAAGCTAAGCGGTTTGGCATACCGTGTGCATATTAATAAGGCAAAAACGGAGGTGAAAATCATGAAATGCAAGAATTGCCACTGGTACGGGAGAGAATGTGCGGTTCCGCCGGATGACACAGCCTGCCAGGATTACAAAAAGGCCACGCCTAAGATCCGTGGGCGCGTTGTAGCCTCGGCAGAGTATTATCGGGCCAGGCAGGAGGGCCGGCGGACGGACTTAGTCGCTGGGAACTATATCGTATATTGCTGATGTGCATATAATAAAGCAAAAGCTCATTGACAACCGAATAAAGAAAACCTGAACCACTTGGCAATAGGCAACCGGCATAATACCGGCGAGAGATTACCAAGACGGATGGCAGGACAAACCTTAGTAGGATTTGTAATGCGCCAGAAAGCATGGTGGATTATGCAGACAGATGTTAGAGATTGGGCGGTAGGTGAACGTGGCGTAAACGGGCAGGGTGAGATTGTAACGGTGATTGAAATTGTGGGCAGTCGATATCTGAAATGTACGCCAGATAGTTACGGCAGGAAGGTCTATATTCCTTCTCATGGTGAAATCAATAAACTTTCCAACTGACAACCCCTTTACCGGCGCATTGCTGATCTTGCTATGGCTGGCGGCTCGGATCCGGACTTACCGGGACCATAAATCCTCCATCCCTTGTACAGGGTGAGGGCGGACCGGACAAGGAGAGTGACGACTGCCAGCCACTAAAATAATAAGGAGGAAATATGAACCAAATCTTTGAAATTACTTGGTCCGATGGGACGATAACTGATTTTCTTATCCGGGGGGTGTTAGAGGATTATTTGCGAAAAATTGGGACGCCCGGAACAGTTACCGTGAAAGAAATATCACACAGGGTTACTAAACCATAAAGGAGGAACGAATCATGAAAAATCTGGTAAACATCGAAAAATCAGCTTTCCGGGCAGGTGAGTATATTGGATATTCTAATGGTGTATGGATGATTCGGAAAGTAAGCACATCTTACGGAAACTGGTCGGCGCGGCATCGTGATAATAACCGTATACCTCTTGTTTTCGGACATACCTTAGAAGATATTAGCAAGAAGTTAACCGAATTTGCTTTGTAGGAGGATAAAGACCATGAAAAAAGAACTATTACGGCGGAAACTGGGCATTAAAAAGGACGGAAGAATGCAATTATCTTCCCACGGCACCGGGATATATTCCGTGCAGATCATCCGAAAAGGGAAGATCCATGAAGATATTGATATCCCGCCGGAGGTGCTAAAAGAAGTACGATCAAAATACGGCAGCATATCCATTGGAACGATCGAACGGGCGGAGCTTGCATAAATCATCTATATCATAACCGACCTGGATATGTCAAAAAACTATCCGAGGGGGGGGTTATGTTACAGCCAATCGGAGTAAGTGCACAAAAGGTCATGGAAAAGCTGATCGAGGGAATCAGCCAGGGTGGAAACAAAAAGATCGACAATACGGACGGGGCTTTCATGTCGGTCAGTGTTGAACGGGTC